TTCTATAAAATTGATATCTACCTTGTAAAATTTAGAATTGGACGGTATTTTACGTTATATGAAGGATTTAATTGCCGTTTTCTTTAATAAATGAAATAAATGCTTCACCATCTTTTACTTTGCACGTTTGCTTTGTTAATTTGTCCATCATATTTTTAAAATGCTTATTACTTGTAAAATGAATTTTCATATTATAAGGGATATCGGTATGGTAATGACAAAATTTACAATATTTGGGGATTTTTGTAATCTTATCATCATTATCTATAACTTTAACCATATCCTTTATTTTTTGATATTTATTTTTATTATATACATTGACATATATTTTTTCTTTTGGCATATTATTTATATAATATAATATTTGATAATAAATCTTAAAATAAAAATTGTTTATATGTAAAAATAAAATTATTTGTTAAAATATAAAAATACAAAAATATAAAAATATAAAAATAAAAAAATGATTTAAAAAAATAACAATTATTAATAGTATAAATATAATGCCTACATATAATATTGAAGATGAACAAATTAGAGAAGCTTTTTTAAGTGAAGTTCATGATTATAAATTTGTTAAATATTATTTTAATTTTTTACATAATTTGTATAATGACTTAATAAAAAATGAAATTATTATTTCCAATGGAAGAAATTATAAATTAAAAAGTAATACTGATGGTAAATTTATTATTAAATATTCAATTGAAGCTAATAAATTTATTACAGAAAATTATTTAATCAATTTATCAGATTTATATTATTTTAATAAAATTCTTAACGGAGACGACAAACATTACTATATATGTATATTTTTAAATGATATTAAAAAAAGTGAAAAAGCAAAAAATATGAGGAAAAAAATAATTGAAAAATACAAAGATTATAAAATTTAAACAATATAAAAATATAAATATATTATATATTAAATAAAATGGAAAAATTTAAAATATTAGATGATTATCCTCAATATCAAATATCTAATCATGGAAATATAAAGTATAAAAATAGACTTTATAATAAAACTTTTGTAGATAAAAATAATAATATATATTTTGGAATTTACGATAATGATGAAAATGAATATATAGATATTAAAGACATAGCATATGAAGTAGCAAAATATTTTTTACCTGTAAACAAAAGTAAAAATAGAGTTGTAAAACATTTAGACAATAATAAAAATAATAATAATGTTCATAATTTATATTTTTCAAATGAAAAAGTTAAAGATATTAAACCTCTAGTAAGTATTAAAGTAGGAAAATTTATAGTTCAATTATAAAAATAAACATATTATAGATATAATTTTAGCAGATACACCTATTTTTTGAAGAATAATACTTATAATTATTTGATTTTTTGAATTAAATAAATATTGTAAATTATTAGGTATTATTATATTTTCTATTTCATTATAAATAATCCCAACGATTCTTGTTTTTATAAATTTCATAAAATTGAATTTCTGATTCAATTGGTAATTTTTTTGATGTGATACATTTAAAACTTTTAAATTTATGACAAATTTTTTTTAAATTTACTTACAATCTTAGACACATTACTAACTTTATTAACTAAATTATTTGAACATATAAAATCAACAAAATTATCAATAAACGCTAATTGGTCAGTATTTAAATTTGGAAATAATTGCTTAACTATATCTAAAAATAACTGTTTTTTATCTAATTTAGGTTCTAAATCTGAACGTTCTAAATTTTCAATCATATTAGCGATGTGATTCATTAAATGTAAATCATTGCTCATAGTATCATAATGTGGGATTAATTTAATTTCATTCACAATATACTCAACAATTTGATTTGATAAAATAGATGTTTTAATAGTTTTATTTAATTTTAACTTTGGTAAATTATTTGTTTTAAGTTGGTTTAAACTTGATGATATTGAAGAAGAGCTTGAATTTTGATTATTCATTATATATATATTTATATAATATTTTTTTTTATTTTTGAAAAGTATTTAAAAATTTATTGAGTATTAGCGTAAACAAGTCCAACAGAATTTGCAACTATTAAACTAGCTTTTACAATATTACCTGGTAAATTTTGAGAAATTGAAACAAGTCCTGTAGATACATTTACACTAGGAGTATTAAAATTGGATATTGTTGGTACATTATTTGCATCAAAAGAAATAATTTCATAATTAGCTAATAAATTTGAACCATTTGGACTAATTGATGAAGTTAAAGTGTTATTTGTTAATGAAATAGAGTTTATAATTGGTAAACCTGATGGTGATGCTGAAATAGTATAAATTTGTCCATTTAATAAAGTAGTACCATTATCTGGTGAAGTAATTAAAGATACACTAAAATTATAAGATGTGCCATTTACTAAATTATTAAAAGTATAAGATAAACTATTTAAATTAACTTGGATTGGTGTATTTTGATTTAATTGAATTAAATAATATTGAGATGAAGCCCCTCCATTATCTAAAGGTGGACTCCAATTTAAAATAACACTATTATTTCTTGATTGTGATGAAAATGTTGCTACTTGTTGAGATGCTTGATATGCTATAATAGTAATAGATGCTGGTGAATTAATTTCCGTTGTTTGTATTACTGGTTTAACAACATAAGTATAGGAATTTCCTGATATTAATGAATCAGAATTATATGATGTTTGAATTACATTATGAACAAGTAAGCCATTTTGATAAACATTATAAGAAGTTGTATTAATTGTATTATTATTTGCTGGTGGATCCCATGAAAGACTAACTGTAGGTGGTGAAGTTGCATTTACAATAGCGGATAAATTTAATGGCATTGATGGACTTGGAATATTAATAATTATACCTTGACTTGCATTTCCTTCAGTTAAACCGTGAACAGAATTTACATGAAAACCTGAAGATTGCGGTAGCTGATTAGGTATAAAAAAAGATGTTGATGTAGTTGTACCAATTACTGCATTTGAACCATTATTATAAACATTATATGAAGTAGTTGATATTAAATTATTATTGTTAGGAGGTAGCCATACTAATGTTATATTGCCTAAATTATCAAAATTACCGCTGAAATTTGTAGGTGCCCCTGTTAAAGGTATATTTACATTGATACTAACTGATTGGTCATTTGAAGGATATGAAGCGTGAAGTGGGACAATAGTGAACGAATAAGTTGAATTTGCTGATGTTAAAGAATATATAAAAGATAATGTTGAAACGTTTTGAATAGGTCCATTATTAACACTAATATTATAGCTTGTAGTAGAAATTATATTATTATTTGCTGGTAAATCCCAAGTTAATGTAATAGCTAAAGAATCTTTATCAAATGAACTTTGTAAATTTTGAATTTCTGAAGGTTCTGGAATTGAAACAGTTGCAATATTTGAAGCATCAGAATTATATGAGACATTATTAGCAATATGAACGGCAATAATTTGAAATGAGTAGCTTTGATTTACTGCAAAAGGTTGTGAAAAAGTATAACTTGTTAAATTTCCTGGACAAATATCTAATTGATTACCTGAACCATCTTCAATAATATAATGGTCTATTGGTAAATGGATAATATTATTTGGTGCAACCCATGATAAAGTAATATCTGCATTAGAATCAAAAGTAGCTGTTAAAGTTGTAGGAGCATCTGGTTTTGGTTCACAGCTAGCTAAAACTGTATTACTAATTTTAGATTGTCCATTTAAATTAGTAGCAATTAAGCTTATATTATATTGTATACCTACTTGTAAATTTGTTAATTCTATAAATTGTTTAGTATTATCTGTGCAAGAAATATTATCTAAAATATCCAATTGTTGAATATTATTTAAATCAATATAAGCAAGAATTACAGTATATGAAGATACCTCCATTTGCGGTGTAATTGATAAAAATATAGAAGATACAGAATCTCCGTATGCTGAAATTATTTCTGGTTGACTAGGTGATGCTGTGAATACTTTTATTTGAGAATAATTTGAAAATGAACCATCAGAAAAAAATACTTTTGCTTTTACAGTATAAACATTATTAGGAATTACATTAATGCAAGAATTTATAAGATAAGCCCCATTAGAATAAGAATATTCATCTGATTTAAGATTAATTGTTATTTGTTGTAAGGTATTTTGCGAACTAGTATTATCAATAATAAATTTTACATATAATGGATAAATAGTATTAGAAACAGTTGTACTGATTGATAATAATTCAACATCATTATCAACATTATCAAGACTTGAGCAAGATTGAATAACGCAAATTGGATTAGTCATATTATATATAATATATATTATATATAAATTTTATTTCTTCAAAAAATTTTATTATTAATTTAAAACTTTTGTAAAATCACAAATTAATATATCATAAGGAATATTGGTTTTTTTCTTTAAATTAATAAAATACTTTTGGAATTGTTTTAAATTATAATTATATTTTAAAAATAAATAAATTAAAGCAGAACAATACCTTCCGCAAGTATTAATATTAGGCTTTTGCTCTTGAAATTTAATTTTATTATAATCCCATTTACCACCATTTTGTTTAAATTTATTTAATAATTTAGATAATGGTTTATTATCTTCATCTAAAATTTTTTGCATTTCTGGTGAAATAAATTCAAATTCTTGGTCCGGATAAAGTGAATATGAGTCAAACCATTCAAAGCAATTATTATTTTTTAACAAACAACACCAATGTCCTGTATTCTTTTGAGTCTCAATTAATATAATTCTATAATCTTTTGGTTCTGTTAAAATATCATTTAAATCATCAATATTTTCAAAATCAGAATATTTTATTATTTTATTTTCTATAGAATTACCTAACATTTTTTTAAAATCATTATTACTTACCATTTTAGATAATTGTTTAGAATATTTTTTATATAATAAATTATTACTCATATATAAATATTTTATAAAATAATTAAGCTGGAATAAAAGCTAAATAATATATTTTTTCTGGTAAAATTTGGTTATCTGTTGTTAAATTAACAAAACTTGTATATAATTGACAAGCCCCTGATGTAGTTGTTAAAATAACGTAATTATAGCTAACATACCAAAATATAAAATTTGTATTATTTGAATTTAAAAATGCTGTTAAAATTGTTGATGGTACTTGTTGATCGCAATCATAATAAGCATTACCATCCCCATAAATACTACCTGAATAAGGCGGAATTATATAAGCTGTAGAACCATCTGAGTAAGTAGTTGTTTGGTAATTTCCACTATTATTAATACTTGAAAAAGTAGCACTACCAAAAATAAAATTATATGGTAAAAATCCTGAACATGATAAACCATTATTAAAATTTGCACTTGAGTTAAAAGTAGTAGAGCCACTAACATTTAATGGTCCGCTTGTAAAATTATTGGTCCCAACAAAACTATTTACAGTTGACTGAAATGTATTTGTAGAACTTGCATAAAAAGTATTATTTGTCCCATATATATTATTAGATAGTCCATTGTTAGCTGAACCAACGCTTAAATTACCCGGTATAGATACAGTATTAGATGTAGAACCTAAATTTAATGTTGTTGTTGATGATGGAAATACTCCATTTGTTAATAAATTACCATTAATAATAACTGATTCATTAGAACTACCAAGTACTATTTCATGAGAATTTTCTGCAATAACACCGCTGCCAATAGCTGTAGAAAATGAAACTCCACTTGATACTCCACTTTGGTAGCCTATACAAGTATTATTATTTTCATTATCTGTTATTAAAGAAGCGGCATCATAGCCTATAATTGTATTATTTGAAGAAGTTTTACAATTTTGTAATGAATTTGCCCCTATATTAACATTTTGGCTTCCAGTAGTATTGTAAATAGCCCCAAAATGCCCAATTGAAACGTTTAATTGTCCTGATGTATTTGATGCTAATGAATAATCACCAAAAGAACAGTTATAATTACCCTGATTAACTGCTAATGATTCATAGCCAAAAGAAGAATTATTATTACCCAATACACTGCCAGTTTGTGTTAAAGATTCATATCCGAAAGATGTGTTTGAATTGGGTAAATATTGATAAATTAAATTTGGGATATTAACAATTTCAGATGAACTACCAAGTACTATTTCATGGTCTTGTTTTGCTTTTGAATTATAACCTATACAAGTTGAATATGAATATGAAGAATCTGAATTAACTCCTATACAAGTATTATAATTTTGAGTAGTTGAAATTGAACCGCCTGAATTTGCTCCCAAACACGTATTACCTGAAGTTATTGTTGATGAAGTCATAACTCCAGAACCAACTGCTGTATTTAAATTTCCAGATGTCAAATTTTGTAATGTTGCATTACCCATAGCACAGTTTTGTATACCTGTAGATAAATTATTTAAACATACTGAACCAAATGCTGTATTTTCTGTTCCAGTGCTTATATTATTCAATGTATTATTTCCGTAAGATGTAGATGATATATCTGTTAATATTTGAGATACACTACCATAAATAGTTAAACTACCTTTAGATTCACTTGAACCAACTGTTTCAGATTGATTTACTGTTAAATTATCTATTGTTAATGTTGTAGAACCATCAACAGTTTCACCAGTATAAGCTGTTGTTTGAATAGTACCATCACTGAAATATAATTCTCCTTCTCCAAAAGAGGATCCTAAAATTAAATTTTGCCCTTTCATTGATGAATAGCTCATATATTATTATAATATAAAATACATATATAAAATAAATTCTTAAATATTTTATATATAAAAAATAACGTTTTAATTATTTATTTTCTAAATACGCTTGATGTTTTTTAGTTTTAATATGTTTTGATTTATTTTTTTTTGTAAAACATCCACCGCAATAACAAATAAATTTTTCAGTTAATTTTGCTTTATTATCTTGATAGTATTCTTTATTATATTCTTTATTATATTCTTGTAATCCTAATTCATACATAATACCTTGATTTCTATTTATATTAATACAATTAATATTTTCTGTCCAATATCTTTCTCTTGCATATAATTGGTTTTTATTTTCGCATGGGAAGTCTTCTATTAATACAATATTATAATTTCCGTTTTCAAAAATTTTAAAAGATGATATAAAATGAAATTTCCCCTTTTTATAACTTTTAAAATTTCCTATATGCTTAGCTAATCTTCTAGCTAAAATAGGTTCGCAAGTAGAACCAATGTAAACGTTATTATTTGTATTATCAACAATTTTATAAATTTTACCTAAATTATAATTAACCATTTACTCTATTATATTCTATATTACTATTTATTTCTTTAAATGTTTTTCAAATAATTATAAAAATATTTTATTCATAAAAAATAAATTATAACATAATAATATATTATAATGTCAAATAATAATGATAATTCAATAAGAAGTTATTACGATATTTTAGTAAGTAATTTAAATTCAACTGCATTAACAAGTTATAATACATTAACATTTTCTGAGGTTAAAGATAGTTCTAATGCATTTGTAAATAAAGCAAGTGATTATTTATTTTCCATAACAAGATTCAGTTTAGAAACTAATAGTTTACCGGTATTTTTTTGTGATATACAAGCTAATCAAGCAGATATAAATTTATCCACGTTTTCAGTTTCATTAGAATATAATGGTGAAATAGTTCAGACTTATTTAGAATATATACCTCAAGATAAAACAGCATCATTACCTCAATCTCCAAATTTAAATTTAAATGGAATTCAAACGTTTTGTGATTATTACTATGTTTATAATTATGAATATTTTATTTATCTTATTAATAATACTTTAAAAACATGTTTTAATAATTTAGCAAGTTTAACAAATTTACCAACAACACAAATACCTTATTTAAAATGGAATTCATCAAATATAGCAAGTTTAATAACAGATAATGCTGGTTTTAATGATACAACTAATGATTATATAAAATTGTATTTTAATAATGCTTTATTTAATATGTTTCAATCATTTTGTTCATATACAATTAACTCTATTAGTCCTAATGGTTTAATTTATCAAATAAGTCCTAGTTGTTATGGTATAGCTGAAAAAACAACAATAAATAATATAACATATTTAATTTGTAATCAAGAATGGTCAACAATATCAATAATGAATCCAATTATATCTATCTTATTTTTAAGTAATACTTTACCAATTAAAGCTGAACAAATTGGAGCACCATTAATATTTTTAAATGATTATCAATATCAATCTACAAATAATAAAAATATTGCTGGTATAATAAGTGATTTTCAAGCAAATGATTCATATAAGCCATATATTTTATATCAACCTACAGTTTTAAGATATATAGAATTAACTGGTGATAGTCCAATCTGTAAATTTGATATTAGTTGTTTTTGGAAAAATAGATTAGGACAATTAATCCCGTTAAAATTAAATCCAAATTGTTCTTTTTCTATGAAAGTAGCTTTTTCAAGAATATTTACGCAAAACTAAATTATTCTAATAATAAATTTAAAACAAGCTTAAAATAATTTTATATATAATAATATATATAAATATTATGTCAGAACTTTCAACGTATTTAATAGAAGATTCACGTATTAGCAATATAACAGATAAAGAAGTTTATGGAGTTATGTCAGGGGCTAATCAATCAACATTTCAATCATTTCAAGCAACATCAAAATCATCAAATTCACTTATCTTTAACTGTCAAATACCAAATGAAAACATTGTTATAGATAGACATTTACTTATTCAAGCAACAATCAATTTAGTTTTAAATCTAACTGCTGCTCCCATAGTACCTGCAACAGCAACTGCACTTGTATTTGATTTAGGATTAACAGATGCTATTGGACCATTTATAATAAATTCATTATGTCAGAGTCAATCATGCTCTATTAATAATTGTACTGTTTCTCAAAATACAAGAGATATATTAGCACCTTTATTAAGACTATATGATAATAGAAAATTGAACCGGTATAATTCTATAACTGCAAGTATGCCTGATGCATTTTATTATGATTATGCTGATGGAGTAGGTTCATTAAATAATGTTTTATCATCTTATAATAATGCTAGTTTAGATAATGATTTTCTTTCTAGAGGTGGATTTCCTGTTACTATTAAAAGAGTATATCATTCATATTTAGATAATAATGGGGCTAAACAAAGTGATACATCATTAGTACAAATTGGAGGAACAACTAATAATACTTGGCAAATTGCTATAGAAATAAATTCTATTGAACCATTTATTGCTTTAAGTCCGTGGACAAATACCCAAAATAATAACCAAGCTGGTTTATGTGGAATCAATACAATATCAATGAATTTAAATTTAGGAGATTGTTCAAGAGCATTTAGTACATCATTAAATTATATAAAATCAATAACATTAGGAGGAACTATAGTTGATAATAATGGTACTGTATTAGATACTTATGAACCATTCACAAATGCTAATCTTTTAATGAATTTTTTAAGTTTACAACCTGAACAATATCAAAAGATTAATAGTCGTAATGTTATCCCGTATATGGACTTTCCAAGATATATTTCAATATCATCAAGTAATACGGTTCTTAAATTTGCAACTCAAGATGCAATAACAAAACAAATTACTTTATCAGCAGAATCATATGATTCACCAAACATACAATTAAGTGTTATACCAGACCTTATAATTATATTTGCACGTAAAAATATTAGTACACAAACATGGCGTGATTCATCTTCATTTTTTAAAATAAACTCCATAAGTTTGACATTTAATAATTCAGCGGGGCTCCTTAGTTCAATGAATCCTCAACAATTATATTTAATGTCAAATAAGAATGGAAGCGGACAAACTTGGAATGAATTTTGTGGATTAAGTAAGAATAATTATACTGCAACTGTTAATAATCTTGGACAACTTACATATAATTATGGAGCTATAGGACGTGGAACAGATGTACCTACTATTGGTTCAATATTGATAATAAACCCCTCATTAGACCTAAATTTGCCCTCGTACCTCGCAAATGGAAGCCTCGGTCAATTTAACGTTTCATTTAGAATAAGTTTATCAAATCAAGGATTAGATTCAACTGGTTCTGGACTTGCTGGATATTCACCTGAGATATGCTGTATTTGTGTGAATAGTGGTTTTATGATAACTGAATCTGGAGTAACTGCAATTCAAACTGGGGTATTAACAAAAGAATTAACATTAAAAACTAAAGACCAAAAAGCAACAATTGACCATATTGATTATAAACGTTATGTAGGTGGTTCATTATCAAATATGGGTATGTCTAATGTATATAAACTATTTAAGAAAAAAAGTCATATTAATGATGAAAAAACTGATGATACTACTATTAATAATCATGGAACTGGTTTAAGTGCGGGTTCGTTAAGTGCTGGTAGAATTAAAAGACTATCAAAACATATAAAATAAATTTATAAATAAAATAAAATTAAATATATAATATTAATATATAATAATAGTAATAATAATATATGAAAAAATACAATGAAAATATTGCAAGACATTTAAAATATAATGAATTAAAAATGATTCAAAAAATGCCAAAAATAGATATTTTTAATAATCAAGTTGAAGACATAAAACAATTAAATGAACCAAATAATTTTAAAGGAGGTGTAAAATCTCTTGAATATATACAACCTGGTAGCAATATTAATACTTATTTTGATGATCCATTAGCTACTGAAGGTTCTGGACTTAAACAAAAAAGAGGTAGACGTAAAAAAATACATGGAGGAACTATATGGGATGATATTGGAAATGTTGCAAAAAATACCTTACCATATTTACCTTATGCTTTACCGTTATTAGCAGCGGGATTACCTAAAAAACCAAAATCTAAAAAATATACTCCTCAAATTGAAGAGCTAATAGAACAAGAACAAATTAAATTACCAATGAAAAAAAGAGGGCGTCCTAAAAAACAACATAATAATGGTGGTAATATTTTTGATGATGCATATAATGGAATTAAAAAAGTTGGACATCAAATATCTCCATATGTTAGAGAAGTTGGCAAAGAATTATTTCCAATTGCAAAAGATTTAGCAGTAGAAGGTATAAAATCATATGTTAAAGGCAAAGGATTAAGAAAACCTACTAAAAGAAATTTATTAATTAAAGATTTAATGCATAAACATAAAATTAGTTTAGGGGAAGCATCTAAATATATTAAACAACATAACTTAGCTTAAATTAAAAAAATAATATAATATTATATATATTTATATTAATATATATAAAATATGTTTTCAAAAAGAGCCAGTAAAGAATTAAATAATGACCCTAATTCATTAAATAAGATTAGTAAAAAAATATCACAAATTTCACTTAAAAATATAGCAGTAAATAATAATAATACTTTACAAAATTCTAATATAAATTTAAATCAAATAAATCCTAAACTTATTACTAAAAATGTTGATATTTATGAATTTTTAACTAATATTAATGAGGCAAATAAAACTTTAGAATCTATATCAATTATAGTTAATAGCCGTGATTCATTATCAAATTTAAGTTATGAAAAACAATTTAAAATTAATAATTCAAATTTAAATAAATTAGAATATTTTGAAAATATAGATGATTTATTAGAAGATATAGATAATATTGAAAATATAGAAGAAAAAAAAGAATTTCTTTGGGAAAAAATAAAAGAAATAGAAGAAGATGAAGATTTTATTGAACAATATGGTGATTTATATAATTATCCAGATTTAATTTATTTATATAAAAAGTTGGATTATTATATACAAAATAATGATAATCAAAAAGACGAAATAATTGAAAAAATAAAAAATATATTAGGAAAAGATTTATCAGATAAACAAATTATAGATTCAATGCCATTAAAAATTAGAACATTACCTTTAGAAATATATGAATATGATATAATGTTAAATCAAATGAATATTGCACATGATGAATTATTAGCTAAATACAACAGTTTAGATAATAAAAATAATGTAGAGTTATCTGATAATAAAAATAATGTAGAGTTATCTGATAATAAAAATAATGTAGAGTTATCTGATAATAAAAGCATAGATGAATTAAAAGATGAACTCAATAAAGTTGATAAATATTATAATGGTTTAGAATTTCTTGATAACATTTATGATTTACCAAGATTTCAAATTGCACAATTATCAAAAAGAAATATTATATATGAACCTGCAAAGGTAATACAATATTATCAAAATTTATATAATAGTAAAGATGAAAAAAATCAAACACAGACTCAATTAAAAAATGATTCACTAAAAAACTTAAAATTAATATATGGAGATAATTTAACAGATGAAGAAATTATTAATAAAATCCCTGACAATATTAATGAATTAGCAAAATTATCAGAAAATGAATATACAACAGAATTAAAAAAAGTAGAAAATGAAAGAAATAAATTACAGAAAGAAATTAATTCTTTTGTTAAAAAAGAGGATAATGTAATATTGCCAAAAGAAAATATATCAAGTAATATAAGCAATGATAACTTAAACGAAGATTTAAATAAAATAGAAGATAGTATTAAAATTTTAAATAATAATAGTTATCTTTATGACTATCCAAATTCTATTGCATTAATAAACAAATTTAAAATTTTGAATAAAAATAAAAATGGAACAAATCCAGGTGAAAAATCACATAGAACCCAATCATTAAAGGCAATAAGAGATATAGTAGGACAAAATAAAACTGATAATGAAATAATAAATATGATTCCTATTAATATTGATAATTACCCTAATTCAAAAGAAAATTTTGACAATGAATTAAAAAAATTACAAAAACAAAAAGAAAGTATCATTAATCAAATAACGATTTTAAACGAAAAGAAAAACATAAAAGAAGAAAGTAAAAACATAAAAGAAGAAAGTAAAAACATAAAAGAAGAAAGTAAAAACATAAAAGAAGAAAGTAAAAATATAAAAAAAGAAAGTAAAAAAATAAAAAACATTAATAAAGAACTTATAGAAGAAACAAAAAAAATTAAAGATTCATATGATTTAATCTCAAAAGAACCAATTATTAATATCATGTATAAATTTAATGCTCAAATGAATAAAATATTATTAATATTTAAATCTAAAATTAAACCTAATCTTAAAATAATAGATAAAAAAGATATTCAAGATTCTTTAAATGATATGGATATTTTAAACAAAAATTTTAAAGACATTTATATTGAAATAAATAATAAATATCAGAATGTATTTGGTATTGAAAAATTTGGAATTCATAAAAAAGCTGACCAATTCTTAGAAACTTGGGCATCTAACTTTAATAAAATAAGTTCTGAAATTACAAGTAATTTAAAATCATATTCAAATATTTCAGGCGGTTTATTAATGTCTAATTTTTCACGTTCAAGAATGCATGTTGTAAATAAATATTTATTATAAAATATTTTTTGATGTATTATTATATAACATATGTTAAAAAAAAACAATGAAGATTTTAATAATAACTTATTGAATGTGTTTAATCTAATGACAATTTCAGGAAATTATAATATTGTTGGTAGTGCATCACTTAAAAAAATATATTATAATAGTGATATAGATTTAAATGAAGTAGATGATTTAAAATCATATAAAAAAGTATATGAAAAATTTAAAGAAATATTTAAAGTTTGCAAAGAAAACAAAGATTTTTTTATTACAGATTTTAAATGTGGAATTGATGAAAAAAATGAACCAATTAGATGGACTTATAAAGATATTATGAATGGTTATATAAATAATAAATCTTTTGAAGACTGTTTGAAACAAAAATCTATGATAAAATTGGATATTGTATATTTATTAAATGGTAGTTTTATTGAAATAACAGAAGTTTATTTTTTGAAAATTGGAAATCATACTAATTATAATGAAAATGAATTAAATTCTGAAGAAATTACTAAAAATCTTCAAAATGAATTAAAAGAATTAATTGATGAAAAACAATATTTTAAAGCATTAAAAAGAATATTTAGTATTTTATTAATGGATGAAAAAAATAATACTTTACAAAATAAATTAATAAATTTTTTCAATTCTGAAAATGGAATTTTATATAAAGCAAATGCAGATTTAAAGATTTTAATAAATGTTATTGAAAACAATTTTAAAAAACCAAATATTAATGATATTAAAAATAATTTGCAAGTAATAAAACAAAATCTTTCTATACAAACAGAAACACATAAAAATTGTTCAAAAATTATTGATGATATTTGTAAAATAAAAAATATAATTCATATGAGAATATATATTTATAAATTATCTGAATATTTGCAAAAAGTATATAACAGAGAAGCAAAATCTTTTTTAGAATTAAATTACCATTAAAAATTATTTTCTTTTTATTGAAATTTATATATGATTTAATTATATATAAATAATTTATATTATGTCTTTAAATTTTGAAAGAGTAGGTAAACCAATAGCTATGATAATTAATAAAGATGAAAAAAATCAAAAAAATAAAAATCAAATTATTTCTATTAATGAAAATGATGAAGAAGTAAGAACATCATATAAAGATATAAAATTAGAAAAAAATAAGAATCAAATTTTTCAAGTAATTGGTGATCCTAATGAAGAAAGATATATTTATTATATTATTGGGCGTAGTGGTTCTGGTAAGTCTTATTTTATAAAACAATGGATTAGTTTATTTTATCGTGAATTATATAAAAAAAGACCAATTTATTTATTTAGTTATTTAGATTCTGATAAAACTTTAGATGAATTGAAATATATTAAACGTATAAAGTTAGACAATGAATTTTTAAATGATGATGAAATAACATCCAAAGATTTTAATAATTCATGTGTTATATTTGATGATATTGATAATATTAAAAACAAAAAAATAAAAAAGAAAGTTGATGATTTATTAAATGAAATTTTAGTTGTAGGTAGACATGAAAATATTACAGCGTTAATTACTAGGCATACAGCAACAAATGGTCAAGAAACTAAGATTATTTTAGCAGAAAGTCATGCTTATGTAATTTTTCCTACTGGAATAGGTAATAAACCATTAAAATATTTATTAGATAATTATTTAGGATTAGACAATTCACAAATAAGTAAAATAAAAAATTCTAAATCTAGATGGGTTTGCATTCAAAGAACTTTTCCATTAAGTGTAATTACTGAAAAAGAAACTTATTTATTAACTAATGATGATTAATTAATTTATTGCCATAACACTTGTATTGCTAAATTATTTTTTGAATATGGGTCTTTTTTCCAATTACCATTAATATTTGACGCACGTTTTAAATAATTATTTTGTCTAGTTTTATTTTGATGCTTTGTAAAATCTTCATAATTTATATCACCAAAATATACAAATTTATTATTATTAGGATTTAATACTTTATATTTATATTTTGGCTTATCAGAAGGATATAATTTTGCATTTGGTAAATAGTTTTTTAAATTTTCTAATGCTTTATCTGGATTTGATACCTCTTTAATTTTTTTGTACCATTCATAATAGTTAAAATCTTGCATATTAGAATATTATATATAATATTTATATATATAAATAAAATGGATAATAAAAATTATAAAATATCTTCAGTATATATTCCAAAAAAAGATTATAATTTATCCCAAGCTATTGAATTTTTAAAAAAACATAAATTTAAAACTAAAAAAGTAGATGAATCTGAAAAATATTATAAATTTAGACAATTAACAACAAAAACATTAAAAAAATATGGATTTAATGATTATAGAGCTAAAAAGTTATCAAATAATATTATTATAATTTTAGTGTATAAAGATTTAGATGATAATGAAATTGAAGGTGGTGATTTTAATGATTATAATCCAATTAATTTTATTGCTGATAAATTTATTCAAACTAAAAATTTTATAATAAATGGTTCTTTAAATTTTTCATCAAAAGTTAGAAATATTTTAAATCAAGTGGGTAATGAAAAAATTAAATCAATATCAATTTTTAGATATCCTATTAATTATATAATAAAAAATATTTTAGAAATTTCATCAATTCAAAAAATAAATTATGATAAATTATTTCATTTAGGATTAATTTTTAATAATAATATTTTACTTGAAAAAAATTCATTGATAAATATGGAAATCAATTATAAATTACCAAATAATACTGAGTTTGTTAATGTAAATTTTAATTTTAATGAATCTATTACTATTAATGAATTCATAAATAATGGCTTACAATATTTAGGAAATAATAAATTTTTTAGTTATTCTGCGTACAATAATAATTGTCAAGATTTTGCGTTATCATTGCTAATTGCTAATAAAATTAATGATAATTCATTAAATGCATTTATAAAACAAGATGTAGCTTATATTTTTGCTAATAATCCATCTTTAAGAAAATTATCAAACAATATTACTGATGTAAATAACAGAATTAAATATATAACTGGAGGTAAAATAAAGAAATAAATTACTTATATTCAACTATTTAAATCATCTTCTAATTCTTGTTCAATTTCTTTAATTATTTTATTGATATTTAAAATATCTACATCACTCTGAAAAATTTTAATATTCTGTTCTAAAGTGTCAATTTTAATAGAAATTCTTTTTAATGTCTCATCAATTGATTTTAATTTAAATGAAATATACATTAAATCTTTGTTGTTATTCATATAATATTATATAAATAATAAATAAAATAATTTTAAATGCTTTTTTAAATGGCGTTTATTCAACATTTGTAAATATTGAATAAATCTTATATTTACTGGATAATATTTTATGTTGTTGATGGTAAAATTTTTTAGGCTTTGAACTAGATTCTTTAAGTTCACGGATTTGAAAATAATCAGTATTTAAATCTTTGCTAATATCTCTTAATGATTTATAATTTTTAATTTCATTAGTTTCTAGATTTTCTAATATAAATTTGTCTTTCATATTATAATATATTAATAATATATAATTATTTTTTTAAATTATTTTATTTTAATAAAAAATATTAAAATTATAAAAAAATATAAAAAATAAAATAATTTAAAAATTTATTTATTAATATAATATAAGTATATAAAATTATGCAAAATCAAAATTTACCAAAAAATGTAAATAGATGGATACCTGAACAAATTTTTAAAAAATTATACCCAAAAAGACCAAAAGGTATGTCATATGATGAATTTATAAAACAATTTTGGAATCAACAAGATGAAAAAAATAAAAAAATTTCAAAAAAAGATGATTTAAAAATGAAAACTGAAGAATTACTCAAAAAACAAAAAATTGAGAGACATGAATTTAGAAAAGAATTAAAAAAACAAGAAAAAGAAATAAATGAATTAAGAAAACAAATTAATAAATATAATAAAAAAGATGAAAGATTTAAATATTTGAATAAAGAAAAAACTTATGAATATGAAATTGATGTTAGAATTTATAAAATATATCATGATAATGAAAATAAAAGAGTTTTTAGACATTGGCAATTTTTAACTAACTTACATAATACAAAATATGTAATATTTAAAATGTTCAAAAGTTTTAAAATGAAACCAAATAATTTGGAATTTTTAAATTATAATATTGAGCAATTTTATAATAATGATGAAAATCCAGAAATTATTAATTCATTTAGAAATGCTTTTTTTAATAGTTTTGAAATAAATAAATTAAATAATGATATTTTATATCTTGATGGATTTATTATTGATAATATTGCAAAAATTGAAGTTAAAAAATATAAAAAAATAGACCTCAAAAATATAAAATATAAAAATGATTCAGATAAATGTATTTATAGTCCATATACCAATTACACTATTAATTTAAATGCTAAACTTTTCCAAGATGTTTTTAGTATTAATTTAAATGATTATCTTCAAGAAAATTATAGAAAAAATTGCTGTTTATTAACTTGTATAATCAATAAATTTTATGATAGATTTGCATCTATTAATACCTATGGGAAAAAAAAATATAAAAATAATTTAACATATGGACATTTATGCAAAATATTAAATATTGAAGAAAAACAGTATGATATGGGTGTAAGTATTAATGATGTTATGCCCTTTTTTGAAAAGTTTAAATTAGGTTTTATAGTTTATAATCAATTTATGAAAGAAATTCACACTTATAAACCAGAAATACAACCTGAAAGAT